ATCACCTTTTTATGCAAATTTAATGATGTTGTTGTCAATGAAATCGCCGATTAGAATTACTTGGCAAATACCACCGCCTGAGTTGTTTAAGACAAATTGAATGGTATTTAAACCTTGCCTTAGCGGTAGGCTGATTTCTGTATTAATCCGACCTCGACCGAAAGGAAGCGGTATTTCATCTTCATCGTCGTAGCCATTGTGGACCGAATGATAACCAAACGCCGAACTGCCATTGACATAACAATATAATTTATCGTCAACTGTGTGTAGCTTTTGTTTGACAGTAATTGCTCGTTTACAAAATACCCTCATCTCATACATGATACTGCCAATATTTTCATTATTAAACCCCAAACTTTGCGTGATAGAACCATGCGACGGATAAGACGCTTTGAATGTTTTATCAAACTGATGTGGTTCGCTGGCATGATAATTATCAGAGATGTATGTATCATACCCCAACGCCACCGCACTGGACTTTAAGCTTTCAACATCAATCTGACCTGTGATTTTATCAGCGAAAACTTGACCACGAAATACGCCTGAGTTTGCGTTTAAATTACCCTGATTATCAACACTAAAATTATTGCCGATGTTGATACTGCCGCCTCGGATATTGGGGGCAGTGATTTGTGTATTTGCTCGGATTTTATCACCTGATATCGTACCGTTGCCTATCAAATCACCATTCAAAGACACCACGGCAGGTACAGTTGTACCGTTCAGTGTCGTTGGGCGTGTGGTTACCGTAAACATCGGCTTTTTATCGCCTTGCGGACTTGCAACATAAAACTTATCAGCTATCACCGCAAAATCAGACACGCCATTATTACTTGCTAAGCCAATGCCTGAGACCACGCCGCCACTTTGCACTTTAAGCGTCCACTGAGCCAATAAACCGTTCAAGCTTTGAGCGTGTTGCTGAATGCTCGCTGTCTGTCCGTTTAGAGTTGTTTGCACGGTATTAATCCGCTGGCTTAGTGACCGCTCTTTACTTGTCAAAGTCCGCTGCACGCTTTGTAAATCAGCACTGCTTGCTTTGTTTGCTATTTGGCTGTTTAAGCGGCTGATTTGACTTGCCGTAGCATTGTCTTTATCGCTCAAAGTTTTTAGCTGAACTGCCACACCCGCTTTATTGCCATTATAGTCGCTTTGCAAGGTGTTGATACGCTGGCTTAGCGAGCTGTCGGCATTTGCTAAAGTCTGTCGTATGTTTTGTAAATCAGCACTGCTTGCTTTACCCACAAGCTCGCTTCTTATCCGCTCAACACTTGTGGCTTGTCCGCTTTGGGTCTGCTTAATCGCCGTGATTTCACTGTTTGCCGTGTCGCTTGTGGTTTTAAGCTGACTGTATTTTTGCGATAAATCGCCTGTTGTTACGCCAAGCTCTCGCACCTGTGAGGTATGACCGTTCACCGTTTGCGTAAGATTAGCGATTTCTTGGGTTTTGGCATTATTAGACTGCTTAAGCGTATTGATATCAACAATCGCACTACTGAGTCGCTTTTTCTCTGTGTCGATACTAGCAACAGCAGTATTAAGCGTGCTTTGAGCATCAGCAATGCTTTGATTTAACTCGGGCAAATCAACATTGATTTTGCTGATGTTGCTTTCAATTGTGCCAATCTTGCCAATTGGCGTGCGTAAACTTTGGTCAAGATGAGATTGGCTAATCTGACCTGATAGTATGTCAAGCACTTTATCAGCGTTCGCTGATGTTGTGCCACTTGCCCAGTCTGTCCAATCGCTTGTATTGCCCAGTTTATCTACAATTCTAGCACGATAAAACTGGGTCAAATTGCCTTGTAGCCCTGTGATTTCATGCTTATTGGTAGGGTAAGCGAATGTACCAAGCGTTGCGATATTTGAGCGACCGTCGGGGCTAACTTGAATTTCTGTGTAATTGGTGTCGCCTGAGCCTTTGGCGAAATTCCACCCTAAATTCATGCCAAATAATACCCCCTGTACGCTAAGGTTAATGGGGCGTGGCGGTTTGCCTTGTTTGCCTGTGATTTGTGTTAATTGGCTTGATGTTGCTAGGCTTTCATTATCAAACGCATCAATCGCTCGCACTTTTGCTTGATATACCCCTGCATAGACGCCATCAATTTCAAGTGAATGTGATGATACTTTATGGGTCTGCCAAGCGTTGCTATCTTTTTTATATTCAACAATATAAGCCACAGCACCTACCACCTGCTCCCAGCTGATGACAAGCGTGGTAATCGCCTGACCCTGATGGGTGCGTGTGCGTTCGGTAATGCCTACTGAGTTTGGTGGTGTCAAGACATGAGCCTTAATCACCGAAACTTCTTTTTTAGGTATGGCGGCAATGTTATTGGTGGCGGTGAATTTGCCAATTTCATATTGCAGTGCGGTAAATGAAAAGCTTGCATCATCATTTTGGCTAATCGTCATCACACGATACGCTCTTGGGGCAACATCGCTTGATGAAATGGCAAAGACCTGACCAGCACGACCGATGGCGGTGTCCGTCGTGATAACCGTATCATCAATCTGTACAATTTGGGCGGAATTATCACCAACCATCAGCGTATCGCCCACTTTGCCTGCCATGCGGTCAAGGGTGATTTGTCTGCCATCGGTTGCTACAATACGCCCAGCTTGCATACGCCCAGCTCGGTGATTGTCTTGCACATGGATAATCTCCCCAACCTTGGGGATAAAGCCATCTAAGCCTGTGCTAAAGCTCACCGTTTCGGTTTCAAGCTGTTCGGACTTTAATGCCCAAATCCCTGCTCGTTGGGCTTGTCCTTTACTTGTACAACCAAATAAATTTAGCTCTAATTGGTTAATACCGTATTTGGCGATGGCATGTTCATCTTGCACATAGATATAGTCAGTTTCAAAATTATTATCAGGGTCATCATAAGCACATTTGACAATCGTGTGTCGGTCTCTTGCTCGTGTACCTGTATAGCTAAATTCACCGCCAATGACATTGGCATTACTAAACACATAAACAGGCTCTTTGGGTGTATCAGCATCCACCACAATGCTGGTACCGTCCCAAAAACTTAATGCTCTAAATACTGATGCTAGGTTTTGTAGCACACGATACGCATCATCAGCTTTTTGTAGATAGACATTCACCGTAAAGCGAGGTTCTTTGCCCCCTTTGCCATCGTCCACCATCTCATCACAATATTGGGCTAAGCGGTACAGGCTCCATTTATCAACTTTACCCGCCAGTCTGTCGCCCAATCCGTATCGTTTGGCGGTACAAATATCATAAAACACCCAAGCTGGGTTATTGGTATAAGCCAATTTAAAAGTACCATCCCAAAGCCCATCATAAGTGCGTGCGGTAGGGTCGTAATTGGTTGGCACTTGAATTAACATGCCACGCACATGCACCGCCACCTTGGCAATATTAGAAAAGGTTTGGGCGTCATATTTTAAGGCAAGCAGTGCCGTACACGGATAGCGAAGCTTAGCGTCAATAATTTCAGTGACAGCAGAGACAACCATGGTATCGCTTACCATCTCACTATCACGGTTTGGGGTAAGGCGACGCACACGCACAGACCAGCCTTGCTGAGCCTTTGGCAAGTCAATACGGTGCGACCGCTGATAGCCTTGGCTAACTTTGTCATCAACGGCGGTATTTAGCACCATCTCCCACGCACCGCCATCGGTTTGCACATCAATGGCGTATTCAATACGGTAGCCAACAACATCGCCATTACCTTTTTGTTCACGCAGGGAATTAAAGCCCAAGCGGATTGCCACCGCTGACAGTTGTTTATTATTGATGGCTTTGGTATAGGGGCGGTCGTGGCGTAGTTCTACATTGACACTTTGCTCATTTTCAACGGATGAAAAGCCTTTAATGTGCGTTTGGTCAATGCTTCCAGCTCGAAAATCCCATGACACATCAGGAAAGTTCGGCTCGCCATTATCATTGATAATGGGCGTACCATCAAGGCGGATAGATTTGCCACCATCAACCAAGCCATATATTTCACCTTCTGATAAGCCGTACAGTGCTTGATAAGAGTTAGTACTGCTTGCTGTGTCTTTTTGAATGTACGGCTTGTTTGAGCTTTGTTTTTGTCTTTTTGCACCGTAGATGTTCATAATTACCCTTAAATTTTAACCCCTTGCACCATTTTATCTTCAGCATAAATCGCCGCTGAGACAATAAAACCACCAATTTCTCGCTCACCGTAAAGTATGGGTACAGGATTGCCCTGAGCCACAGTCGTAACCGCTCCGCCAAAGCCATTATTGGGGCGGTTGCCATCTTCATTGTTAGGGTCAAGATTGGGGGTAGGCATTAGCAGACTTGACACACCGCCCAGCATCAAACCTGCCCCTGCAGCGATTAGCCCAGCATTGCCTGTAACTACCCCTACCCCAACCAATACCCATCCTGCCACCACTTGTATCCAGCCCATTGTCTTACCGCCAGAGCCTGCCACCCTTGGCATGATATGAATGTGGCTTGCGGTAGTAATATCGTCTAACTGCTTCTCACCAATGTTGGTTTTTTGAGTGCGTTTTTCGCCGTTAAAGATGGCAAATTTAATACCTTGTTTCTCAGCATTCATCATAAACGCATAAAAGGCAGGGATTTGGCAAGCCAACGCATGGCAGGCCTCTTTAGCGGTTTTGACATCGAGGTCAAAGGATTTGCCAAACTTTTTGGCTAAAATGCCATGTAAAATGATGGTTTTCATGATTTTCCTATTTTTTTATAAAATAACCCTAATGACTCTTGATTTAACTTGTAATTAGGGTTATAATAACCCCATCTTAAATCAATAAGGAACTTTAAGATGAATAGCCGTCAAATGATTAAGCTAATCACTGATGACGGTTGGTATGAAGTTGCGGTGCGTGGCAGTCATCATCACTACAAACACCCAACCAAACAGGGCAAGGTAACCATACCTCACCCCAAGTCAGACTTACCAATCGGCACAGTTAAGCAAATCTTAAAACAAGCTGGGTTAAAATAACCCAGTATTGGCTATCATCTAAGGAGATAAATATGTTATATCCTATCGCCATTGAAAAGCCCGTCAGCACCAATGAGTGTTATGGCGTGATTGTACCTGATATTGTAGGCTGTTTTAGTGCAGGCGATACAGTAGATGAGGCGGTTAAAAATGCCTATGAAGCCATTGTTTTACATTTGGATATGTTGGCTGATGATGGTGAGGATATCCCTCAAGCGACCGATATTGCTCATCATCAAGAAAATCCTGATTATCAAGGTATGATTTGGGCGGTGGTTGATATTGATTTATCCGCCTATATGGGCAAATCTGAAAAGATTAATGTTACCTTGCCAAGTCGCTTGATTGTCAAAATTGACGAAAAGGTTAAAGCACACAAATCGCTATATAAGAGTCGTAGTAATTACCTAGCACAGCTTGCCAGTCGTGATTTAGCCTAGTGACTGATGACGCACCACCATCGCCGTGCGTCTTTGCCAATTGTCCCCATAAATCTCACGCACGCTAAGACTGCCATGGGGATGGTGCAAAATTAGGGCATTACCCACACAATCAGGGGTTTTCTCGCTTGTCAATGCTCCATCATCGCCAAGCCAAATTAAGGCATGATTGACATGATGGGTACGCCCAACACGGCACAAGATGACATCGTGCTTTTGTAAGTCGTTTTTGTCTTGCACCTTAATAAAGCCTGCTTTGGTGAAGTTATTTTCATAAAGTGGTTCATGGTTTGGGTTTTCCCACCAGTCATCAGATCGTGCAAAGCTTGGCAGTGTGATGTCAAGCTCACGGCTGTAATAGTCTTGTACTAGACTATAGCAATCTTGTACGCCATGATGATACTCACGCCCTAATAATGGGGCTTGATACGCTTTGGGTTTATGGCATTTGACATCAAAGTACTCTTTGCCATCAGCGTGGTAACCAAAAGCACAAATCACCCAATCTAGCCCATGTATGCCCATCTGCACCCTATCCACTTCGGACGGCTCAGCATTGCCGTCAGGGTGGCTATGGACGATGGCTTGTATTTCGCCGTGATATTCCTGCATTTCAACCATGTTAAGGTAGTCTATCTCAAAATGCTCGGCAGGATTTGGGGCAGCATTATCACAGGGGTAATACTGCCCATCTATGATAAGCCCACAGCATTCAGCAGGATAGCAGATTTTGGCGTGGGCGTGGATAGCTTCTTTAATGGTTTTGGTTAGTCGCATGGTTTATCCAATAAAAAACCGCCCAAGTTGTACTTGGACGGCTGAATATTTGTTTATAATTCAAAGGCTTATAAAATAAAAAAGCCAAATAATTTTGCGAAAAAACGCAGAAATTAATTGACTTTATTTGTATAGTGTAATACAATACATTTCATCAACACAAGGGGTGTTGATTGGGCTAGGACAAGCCTAGCGGTAACATAAGGAGGAAAGGCAATGCTAAGACTCACAATCATCATTGCCCTGCTGTTGCTAAGCTATCCAGCTTACTAACAGTAAAAGCCTAAGGTAGTTGCAGCTACTAAGGCAGGTTAGGTGGAAACGCCTAGCCACTCCTTACCCATTATCATAGCACCATTTTTATAAAAATCAAGGATTTTTTATGGCAGATAAAGCAAGCCCGCAAGCACGCAAAAAAGCAACCGCTAACTATTTTGATAAGTCACTGGCACGCATCGGACTTGTCATTAGCCATACTGAGCCTCATGTTTTAGATGCCTTAAATCAGATTATGGCTCATAAGGATTGCTCAAAGGCAATGGCAATCAAAATCGCTTTGGTTGAGTATGCCAAAACGCTTGACTAAACCAAACCAGCGGCAGGAAAACCACAAAAACTGCCTTCATTGTCCCTTAACTTACAGTGGGCTAATAAACCGCTACATCTGTCCAAAGTAGGGTCATCGGTTGGCTTGCCATCATGGGTAAATCGTGCTGTACCTGTATAACCACACACTTCGCCACGATAACGACCACAGACTGCTTCATTACAATAGGTGGTGATTTGACGCACAGGGATTTTTTGCCCTTCAAAGTCCACAGGGTTTGATAGCTCAAATTCTACAATGCCAAGGCTTGGGTTTTCGCTCACCTTTTGTTCTATGTACCATTCTTGCTGGCGGTAATTTTGAGCATCATGGCTGTCAAGATACGCCTGCAGGGTATGCGTTACAGTAAGCTTAGCCCTTGCAAAATCATCATACAATCGGCAAAGGGCTGATACCGCCCCTTGTATGCCATTAATCTTATCGCCAATGCTAAGCTTAGGCGTGCTTGCCCTGCCATCTGAACGCATTTCAAGGCCGTCTGCCTTGATGGCGATGGGATGAAAATCCTGCCCCTGCCATCTAATCACCCCATCGTTATGCCCATGAAAGCGGTAAATCTCACCGCCCAATTTTCGTGCGTCTAATTCGTACAAGGTAATAAAGCCTTGTACGGTGGTTTGTTGTATGTCTGTGTTAAAACTCATGTGATTTACTCCCAAACCTGCCAAAGAGGCGGTATTGCCCCCTTGACAGACAGTCAATGAACAGATGATAAAGCCATCAGCTGTTAATCTGTGTTCTTAGCATCATCCCCATCATCTGCCTTGTCGGTGGCTTCACTGGCAAGGGCAGCACGCACCCCATAACGGTCATTTTTATAAGATAGGCTAAACTCGGTGACCGTTTGGCTGTTGTCCCAGCCTTGTAATTGGCGTAACTGGTTAGATGCCCATGCCAAAAGGTCAGCACGAAACGCTGTGGTGCGATTGCGTTTTAGCACGCCGTTGTTAGGCTCACCGTTCGCCACC